CAACTTACGTCCCTTAGCATCACAGAACTTACGCACTACAAAGTTGAACAAGTCAATCAAGGGTGCTGGACCAGACGCTCGTCCCCCAAAGGTCTTTAGCTTAGCTCCTGCTGGACGTACAAGTGAAACGTCCCACTTAGGTACATCACCTGAGTACAACAGAGAGATAACTTGACGTAGACCCTTAGCCCAACCCTCCTTGCTGTCCTTGACTACTACTGTAGTGTCACTGCTGAACATGTCACTAGGAACATCTGGTAGCTTAGAGATAAACTGTCGCTCTACTGAGAACCCAACCCCTGTCCCGCACAGTAGGATAAACATAGCCTCATCGAAGCAACGCATGTCATCTACTGGAAGGTAGCTACAGTTGTAGCCTGCTGTGTTATCACGGTTGAATGCTGTACCTGCTGTCATTAGCGCCCGCATGGAAGGCATAACCTCTAGCCCAAGGATAGCCTGCTCAATGTCATTAACTAGGGTATCTGTACCAGTGACAGGCTTTACTAGGTTATCCATGTAGCGTGATACAGTCTCTCCCCAGTTCTCTCGTCGTCCCTTATCGTCTAGCCAACGTGCATAACGTGACTTGTGGATAAACGATTGGTAGTCTGTTGGTAATAGGTTACTCATTTAGTTTCTTTCTTTGGTTTAAGACTAAGGCTAGGTCTTTGGCTTCTTTCTGTGACAGACCAAACGCCATAGCACTTCCTGTCGGGCCAACGTCTTCGTCTACTACGCACCACTCCAGAGGGTCGTCATCAAAGTCCCCTCCTCTATGTTCCGCTGTGAACCTCATAGTCATTTAGTTTCCCTCCCCCGTTTGTCTTTATCTTCGTCCAACCATACCATGCGGTCAATATCACTTCGGCTGATACCAATATCTCTCAACTCTCGGTCAGTCAGCATGTTTAACTGTTTAATAGCATTACGGTGTGTACGCCATGTAGCTAGGTAGTTTACGTATCTCCAGAACCAAGTCATTCTCGTGCTTCCCTCTCCTTATCAAGCTCTGCTATAACCCTGTTGTAAGCTGCATTAGCATGATTTACCCCAGCCTCTGCTACCTCTAGGGCATCATAAGCATCGGCACAAGACCTCTGTGCTACGTCTAGTTTACTTGGCTTATTCATGCTTTATCCTCCATTGTTAGCTTTAATAATGATAATACCTCCTCAAGTTCCTGCAACAGATAGCTCCTGTGACACACTACTCGTACTGGGCGAGATACACGACCTTCATCACTTTCCTCTGTTACATCAAGTATCCTAAACAACTCCTTAACCAGAGTGTCATACTGGTCACACTTACTCTTTAAGCTCACCGCTCATCCCCACTCCCCTTGATAGTGCCACGTTCAGCACGACCATTTAACTTAACTACATTGATATCAACTACTGTGTCAAGCCCATAACCAACATGATTAGCCAATGCGGTACAGTAGAAAACAACATCCCCGATCTCCTTAATGATATCCATAGGGACAACCTTAGTCCCATCACGGATCATCTTTTTGACCTTCTCAGCTACTTCACCAGCTTCACCAACTAGACCTAATACGTTCTCTACTAAACGCTCGTCACCCTCAGTGATGATCTTACCTTCAACCCAGTCGCTATACTGCTTAGTTGACATAGGAGGCAATGCCCAAATCTCTTTGCTTTCGTCTGCCATGTCGTGCATATCCTGTAGTGCAATCATTTATATAGTCCTTCCATGAAACTCTGTTACTTCTGCGTCTCTATCAAACAGATACCAACAACAGTTATCTTTACCTGTGTTCTTACTTCCCTCAATCCACTTAACTCTCCCTACCGATACTACCTTAGCGCAGTACGTCATTAGTGCTGCTGATTGCTTAGTGTGCATCCAGTCTGCATCGAATAACACCCAAGTAGGACACAAGTCAACCCAGTGGTCAATAAAAGGGTGAAGAAACTTACGCTCCCACGGTGGGTTGGTAATACAGAAGTCTACTACCCCATAAGCCCCCAGTGATAGCTCAAGTGCATTTGACGTAAAGATATCCTTAGCCTGTGGCTCTATGTCAGACTTAAACAAACACTCTCCGTGACCATCAGTTAACTCTTTAATGTGTTCCACTAGCCTCCCGTCACCAGCACAAGGCTCTACGTAGTCAAACGTATATGGCAAGTGAGGGATCAGGGGTTCTACAGCAGCTAACGGTGTTGGGTAGTAGTCACGGGGTACACGTTCGTATGAACTACGCTTACCCATAAGCTGCCTTCAAAGCTGATATAGATACAAAAGCAGGCTCATACATACCATTGCGCAACTCTCGTTTAACTACAACACCTGACCACCAGTCATTATTGGCTTGTCCTGCCCACGTTTCTGCTGCCCCTTTGAAGCAACCCGCGACCAAGCCCACAATGCCCTGAGGGTGAGAACCATCTTTAAACTTAAGATCACGTTTATGGCTATGGCCACAAGTAGCACTAGAGCCACGCTGTTGTAGTAACCCATTAGCATGATGCATACCAGACATAGCTGAACCAAAGTTCCCCCTACTAAAGAAGTGAGTATAAGATACCCCATCGTAATCATGGATGGAGGGGGCGCTATTGTGGTACTCGTGGTATTCGTCGAACCAGTGGTTTGCTTGAAGATGCCCGAAGGAAATCCCGTATTTCGATCCCTGCAATCTTGGGTCATGTCCAATAGCCTTTTTGATTCGATTCTCATGGTTTCCCTCAAAGCCATAATACTGTGGGCGCTTACGTTTGTGGTGACGAAACTTCCATCTCATTCGTTCCTGCGCATCATTGTAGTGGTTAATGTCAGCTTCATAACTCTGGCTAACAATAGCTTCTGGGCGACGAGTGTCGAATGTATTTAATGACCGCATATCAGCGCCATCACCCAAGTCTACTACATAATCAGGTTTAAGGTCATACAAGAACTCTCCTAACCAACTATATCTATCGTTACTAACCGAGGGATCAGTATGTCCACACGAAAAGATGACCGCTGTTTTACCGTTACTCATATCTTACTCCTTCGTCCATTCTACAGGGATCAACTTATCTGCATACTGAAACCCATGTTTAACACACCAGTCAGCATAACTTGTCTTTGACCCCTTGTTTATCTTAGACCTACTATTACTGAATACAAATCGTATGTCAAGGGTAGGATACTGCTTCTTTACTAATAAGTGCTTCTTTCGATCTGCACTAACGAACCTACCCTTACCTTCGATTATGATACCATTAGCTAACTCAAAGTCTGGCGTGTAAGTCCTAACCTCGTTAACTTCATACTTAATCTTAAACTCTTCGTACTTGTAAGCCACAGACAGAGACTTGAGGTGGTCCGCAATCTTATCCTCAAGCCCTGACCTGTGTCCAGCCTTAGTTAAGTTGCCTCTGGAGGCTCCCACATTTGATCGTCGTACCGTCTTAACCATAGTAGCCTCGCGTTTTCTATAACCCTAGTTACATCACCATCGTAAGCCTTTACTACTACATCCCACATACTAGCTTCATCAGTCACATCCTTCATTAAGACCCCAGCCTTCTTAGGTCCGATACCCTTGAGGCCCTTAATGTTGTCCGCAGCATCCCCAGTTAGTATCTGAGTATAGAAGAAGTGTAGTCCACCTAACTTATCTGCCTTAAACCAAGTATTCTTACTAAAGTTAAAGTGCCAACATGGTAACTGTAACATATCTTTGTCTACGGAGGCCACTACACACTCGTAACCTAGTGCAGCAGCCCCTTTAGCCAGAAGGTCATCAGCTTCCTCGTCAACACTAACGATAGCGTCATACTTGTCTATCATGTAGTCCCTAGCTGCACGTAGGTACTTAGGCTTATCCTTAGCTGCTCTGTTGCCCTTGTATGGGTACGAGATAGCTACGTCAAACCTAAAGTTAGTACGTCCAGTTAGGAACACTTGATAGTCACTGGGGCAAGGGAAAGGAAAGTCAATAGTGTGGACAAGAATACTCCCGACTAAACCCTCAACTTTATCTTTCGTGTCCTGCTCCAGCTTGTCCTCGGTAGAAAAGGCTGCACGATGGGCTATAATGTCGCCATCAATGAGAACCTTCCCTTT